GCCGAAAGTAAGTACTAGCAAGTATTGTTCAGATCTCTGCTTGTGGGAAAGCAAAGTTGAAAGGACCGATGGTTGCTGGAATTGGCTGGGAACTGTAGATAATAAGGGTTACGCCAACTTCAAAGTCGATTCCTACACGAATGCGAAAGGGCATAGGTTCTCATATTCTCTTACTTATGGGGAAATTCCTAAAGGCTTATTGGTATGTCACACTTGTGACAACAGAGCCTGTACCAATCCCGAGCATTTGTTTCTCGGTACTCCTGCGCAGAATTCAAAGGATATGGTTCTAAAGGGACGGTCTGCGAAAGGTGAGAGTCACAGTCAGAACAAACTAACAACAGAACAAGTATTGGCTATTAAAGCCGATGATCGAACTGCCAAGCAAATTGCCTTAGGTCATGATATTTCACAATGGCATGTCAGTGACATAAAGAATGGCAATCGGTGGAAACATTTAGATAACCGGAAGACAATAGTCACCGGACGGGAGGGGAATCTTGAATAAAATGCGTTCAGACTACGATATCGTGGCCGAGGCACACCAAAATATCCAGGACAATCTACTCGTCACCGCGTGGTGGCGAAGCCAACGAGATCCGCGATAATTACGGTCTCTACGAAGGCTCACAGTGGCTACAGAACGATTACGAAAGGCAGATGGCAAACAACATGCCGACTCGCACAATCAATCGTATTCAGCCTATTCTTGATGCTATTACTGGCTTTGAGATCCAAAACCGATCAGAACTGAAGTTCGTTCCACGCATCCAAAGCACTGAAGAGCAGGGATTCTCCGATTTAGCTAATGATGGCGTGAAATGGATTCAGGATACATCCAGGTTCCAGTATAAGAAGTCACTCGCCATGCGCGATATGCTTATATGTGGTATGGGATGGGTCGATACCAACATCGATTACATGAACAATCCTAACGGCGAAGCCTATTGCGAGCGTATATTCCCTTACTTCATGATGTGGGATATTACCACGCGTAGCCAGAACCTGGATAATCGCAGTCTCGAAGGCGCAAACTGGATCTGTCGTGCGCAGATTGTCGACCGCGAGAAGCTCCATCAGTGGCTAAAAGGTCTTACTCCAGATGAGAAGGATGAGGCTGATGCAGAGTTCGGCACCGCCGTTGATGCGCGCTTCCTGGATTTCTTTGATACCGTGATGATTACTAAGTCGCTTGGTGTGATTTATCACTATCAATGGCGCGATACTGAGACATTCTATCGCTTTGAAAATCCCCTGAAGGATTTCGAAGGCGATCCTAATGATCCTCACACTCAGCACGTCATGGAAATGGCCGAGTTGATGAAGGATAAGTACAAATGTGATCCCACCCTGGATAGCATAATCGCCGTTCCAGAGGAAGACAAGAAGCAGTTTCAGAAGACAATGTCTCTACTCGGCTACGATAAGCTTGAGTACGTTCCTGAGAAGAAGTGGAAGTACTATCGTGCTGACATTGTAGGCAATCAGGTGATCAGAAAGTCTGAGAACTACACACAGAACGGGTTCAGCATACAGTGCATGACTGGAAAGTACGATGAAGTACGTCAGTGCTATTACGGCCTCGTTCGCTCCATGAAAGAACCTCAGCGCCTGCTCAATAAAGCCGTGTCCGACTTCGAAGGGTTTCTTGCCACCATCCCTAAAGGTGGTGTGAACATCGAGGTGGGTGCAGTAAAGAGTTTAGAGGGCTTCCTAGACACCTATGTGAAGGCCGCTCAGGTTACAGTGTTCGAGAACGGTGCGCTCACTCAGGGGCGTGTACAGCCTAAAATAGCGCCTCCTATTCCTGATAGCATCCTCGGCATGATCCAATACGCTAATCAGACCCTCATGGAAGTAGTTGGGGTGACTGATGCATTTATGGGGCAAACAGACTCTAAGCTGATGACAGCACAATTGAACAGCCAAATGGTCAGACAGGGTTTAATGGTGCTTGCCCCATACTTCGATGCACTCACACAATTTACTTTAAATGAAGGCTATATCTTCTTGGATTGTCTCAGAGTTTTGATGGAAAATGGCGAGGGAATGTTGGTCAAGCATGTGACCAAGGAAGGCTCTCAACAGTTCGTTCCATTGCTTGAAGACAATCTAGCTGCTCAGTATGAGGTGGTGGTGGAAGAGCTTCCATACACGCCCGATGAGAAGCAACGCGTGTTCGAGAAACTATTGGAGCTCAGTGGTGTCCTACTCAACAAACAGAATCCAGTCGATATTACGCCGCTTATCATGGAATTTGCACCGCTTGATGGGGAAACCAAAGGCAAGATCAAGCAAATGATGGCGCCTCCTGAAGATACCGGACCGGATCCGTTGACACAGGAACTGCTGCAAAGCGAATCGAGACTGAAGCAAGCGCAGGCTGCTAAACAAGAAGCTGATGCCACTAAGTCGGCTATCGAAGCGATGCTCAAACAGAAAGAATTAGACAATTATGACGCTGAAGCTGCCGCAGATCTGAAGAAGAAAGCCGCTTCTGCTGACTATGACCAAGTACGGAGTGTCAAAGAGTTGGGGAACTTAGACATGGACGCAATGCGCATGCACCGTGAACATTCACATAGGGGAAGAGGGGAGTCCAACAAATCTAGTGAGTAAGATATGACAGAAAACGCCCCACAAAATAATGATCACAGCGATTTATTCAGCAAACCCGGACCTGTAAATGAGCAGGACTTCATCAACGCCGTTCAGGCTCTGTGGGAGAGCGATGATCCTACAGCCATTGGTGAGAATGAGGGCGGCAATGATGATATCAAGCTCAGTGAGCCACCTGTTGCTGACAATGTCGAAGAATCTGAAGATGAGCCTGCTAGTTTGGGAGATCTCGAAGTACCGGTTCGCGCTCATGTTGGAGATGACGATTACTCCGACGCAAAGACTATCCCAAAGAAGCGCCTCAATAAAGAGATTGAGAAGCGTAAGGTCCTTGAGGAGCAGTTGAGCAGAGAGCGTGAGGAACGCATTAAGGCGCAACACGAACTTCAGCTATACAGCGGTGCTGTCAACAAGATGAGTGCGCCACAGGAAGCTCGTAAAGAAGAAATAGATCCCGTAGATCAGGATGCTCATAACTATTATATGCGTGAGCTCAACGCCCTTAAGTATCAGATCTCACAGCAAGAGAATCAACTCAAACAATCAACTGAACTCAATAATTTTGCCAATGCTGTCAACTCGCAGCAGGCCGAGTTCTCTCGTCAAATGCCTGACTTCGACAAAGCGTATGACTTCTTGCTGGAAAAAGAGCAACAGAATGCCGTCCTACAGGGTATAAATGATGATCAAGCTGAACGTTACGTGCGGGAGAAATTATATAATATGTCTCATGTGGCTCTTAGTAATGGTCGTAACGTGCCTGAGATGATCTACGAGCTGTCCAAGAACATGGGTTATTCTGCCAAACAAGCGCCCAAAGCAGCCTCGATTGCTACTCTTGCTAGGAATCAGCGGGCCTCAGCCGATGCTACCCGTGAGGTATCGTCAGTATCTGCTAAGCTCGGTCGCCCTGATGGTCCGGCTATTCCATTGAAAGACTTTGAACGTCTTGCTATGAACGAAGGTGGCCGTGGTGTTAACGAGACTGAGTTCCACAGGCAACTGGCAATACTACAAAAGTCGATGAATGAAGCTTAGTTTGTTAATAAGCTATTGCAACTACAGATTACTTTAGTTATAATTGATGGAACATCCCAAGGTGAACGTTATCACCTTCATGCGGCGTCATGTTAAACCGCCATCTTTCTCGTGTGAGCTCACGGTAACGCTCTCGTGAATCGCCACGGTAAACCGATCGTCTGGGAATAATCGACTTCAACGTCTTATTCAATTTGCGAGGGTTTACTATGGCATTAGGCTACGCGACCACTGACACACAGGTTGTCAAGTTATGGTCCAACAGGATTTACAAAGACTTCATCACTGATTCCGGCCTTTTAAGCTCTATGCTTGAAGCTGGTATCATTTCCAAACAAGAACAACCACAACGTGGTGCAGGTGATACCGTCACCATGAGCTTCTTACAACGTCTGACCAATCCTGGTCTCGTTGGTATGCAAGCTGCTGACGGTCAAGAAACCTCGCCGCTGTATTTCACCGAACAAATGGTGATTGACCAACTGCGTAACCCCGTTTCTATCCCTAACGTTCAAACTATTGCCCAACAACGTGTTCTGTACGACTTGCCTGAAGATTCCTATAAGATCTCCATGGACTGGCTATCTGTTCGCGGTACTGTAAGTGTGTTTAACCAGCTGGCTGGTTTTAACCCCACTTTCTTTACCTATGATGGCACCACCTATGGTACGTCGAACATCCCCAAAACATCCTTGCAAGGTATGAACCCAGTTCTTCCTCCTTCGCCTACCCGTATTTACTATCCTAATGGTTATACGACTGACGACCAAGTGCAAGCCGATCCTACTGCAACAATGAAGCTTAGCTATATCGACATGCTTGAGGGTATGGCCGAAACGATTCAGCCGTACATCCGCCCAATCTCTGAGCGCAGTGGTATTAAATACCACCTCTATGTGCATACGTGGCAGTACTTTCAGTTGATCCAAGATACCACAGCTCCTATCCAGTTCCGTGACCTCTACGGTAACTTGGTTATGGCCGGTAAAACGGACGGTGGAATCGCTCGTAGTTTCGTTTACGGACAAACTGAAGTGTTCCGTTCTGATAAACTGCCTTGCGGTGTTTCTTCTTCTACTAACTTGGTGTTGCCGAATGTTCGCCGTGCTGTGTTCTGCGGACGTGACGCAGGTGCTATCGCTCTTGGGCGTGGATTCAATGACGGCAAAGAAATCGTTCCAGGTTTCATTGTGCGCCAGGATACACAAGACATTCAGCAGGTTAGACGTATCGCAATCAGTGCTATTTGGGGTATTAAAAAACTCCAGTTCAATGGCGTTGATCATGGCGTTATCGTTCTTCCTACCTATGTTGCTCAAACCAACGTCAATCAATAGTTATAGGAGTATAACATTATGCCTACTGTCTACACTGCGACTCCCATTCAACCTCAATCCCCCTGGGTTCCAGGCGAGGACATGATGGCTGTTGCTTAC